GAAGGATGACTAAAAAAGAAAGAGACGATCTTATATATATTTCAATAAAACAACGGATAATTAAGGCGCTGCCTGCTTATGGCAAGCGATAAAGGATAACGAATGAAAAAATTAATATTATGCTTTTGTTTGCTTACGGCTACTTATGCTATCCCAGTAGTGCGTAAGTCTAATGGCATTACTATGGTATATCACAAGGCGCAAGACACAGTACGTCGACACAGGGGGGCCGCTGGGATGGTGACAGGCGCCTTGGGTACCATGGTTATACAGAAGCTGTTTGAGAAAGAGATACAGGATTACTTAAAGCCGTTCATAAAGGGAGTATGCGACAAAGTTAAGCGGCTACTAAGAAGGATAATCAATAGGGATAAAAAAGCTTAATTATCCCACTTTAAGGAGTTTTAAATGTTTGCCTACAGTGATGCAGTGCCACGTCTGACTATTAAGATCGCCTCTACACCCCTAATAGCAAGCTGCTTTTCTTTATCATGCCATCATAACTTAGGTGACACGCTTTTAAAAAAGTGTCATCCAAGTATACTTGGCCAAGATATTAAGTTGGTCCTGCGTCCCTGTGGGCGTGCGTTCAATTGGTTCGGACGGATGGTCGTCCGGGTTGGACGTGAAATCAAAAGGAGATGTAATGTGTGAAGAAGAACGTAATTTTTATATTTATGCTATGGCTATGACTATTGCAGCTTTTGTGCTCTGGTTTCTTGTGGGTTGCTTCGGCGTTCCAATGTATACAATAGGGTTTGTTGTGTTCGGGATACCAATCATCTATATGGCTACGTCGTTTTGGAAATCTATAATCGAAGTATTATTCATATCTAAATAGAAAGGGTGTTATGTTTATTTTTTTGATTCCTTATTTTTTTATGGCGCTTGTAGGTCTTGATATATTTGTGACCGCTATACTATACTACAAGGCAACACGTACGATAGATGATATGGAAGAGAAGATTCATGATCTTCAGGCCCGCACTTATAGTAGCTACAACAGCATTTTAAGAAATGAGCACAAAATATCTGAGCTAGAAAAAAAAGTTTATAGACCTCGAAGAGTAACTAGAAAAAAAGAAGTTAAGGTATAGAGTGGACGAGTCAACAAAGACAGTTCTAGTAAGTAAGTTTAAGCCGCGCTGGTATCAGCGTGACTTGATAAATGCTATAGAGCACTCAGACAAGCGTAAGTTTATTGCGATATTTCCTCGCCGAGCAGGCAAGGATGTTGTTGCCCTTAATATTATGCTTCGTCAAGCGTTTAAGCGCGTTGGTGTTTATTATTATCTCTATCCAGAAAAAGATCAGTGCCGTAAGGCCGTTTGGGATTCGATACTTATAACTGGCGAGAAATTTTTAGACTTTATACCGAAAGAGCTTATAGCTAAAAAAAATGAAGCTCAAATGAAGATAACGCTCGTTAACGGTAGCATTATAGAGTTTAATGGCTGCGATCGGGCCGATTGCTATGACAATAAGACTGAGATATTAACGGACCGTGGGTGGCTACTTTTTAGTGGATTAACCGGTAAAGAAAAGGTTGCGACACTTAAAGATGGTTGTATGGTTTATGAAAAACCTACAGATTATATCGAGCAAGATTACAGTGGCGATATGTACTCCGTAAAAAACGATGCTATAGATATGTTAGTTACGCCAAATCACAGGTTTTTTGTTCGGTCTGGTAAGGGTGTTTATAAGTTTAAGCGTATATCAGACCCGACAATTGCACGCTATTCTATTCCTGCAAGATCAGACTGGCATGGTAAAAAAAGAAAAACTTTTACCTTTCCGGGAACAAATATAACAATATCGATGGAAGATTTTATGGCTCTTCTTGGTATTTATTTGTCTGAGGGGTCTTCTTATCGAGGCAAGAAGGGCTATAGTGTTTGTATTGCGCAAAAAAAACCGCATGTTAGGAGTAAGATAGAGGAGCTTTTAGACCGCTGTGGTTTAAATTATAAAAAGAGGGCAGATGCTTATTACTTTTATAGTAAAGATTTGTACTCTTATTTTTCTCAGTTTGGCCTTCAGTGTCAAAGATATATTCCTCGTTTTGTTTTAGAGCTCGACAAAAGCTACTTGAAAACATTATTTGATTGGCTTGTTCTCGGTGACGGGACAGTACGCAAAAATGGATCAACGCTTTACTATTCATGCTCAAAGCAACTAATTGATGATGTTCAAGAGCTTATATTAAAGATAGGGTATTGTGGTTATGTTTATATTAAAGCAAAGGCTGGCTCTCCTGGCGGTATTATACGAGGAAGACAGATAACATATAAGCACGATCTATATCAAATTAGAGTTAGAACATCCAAGTTTAAATATTTTAGTTCTACAAAGAAAAGTTATATAAGCAAGAAGCATTATAGCGGTAAAGTATATTGTGTGACGGTTCCTTCTGGTGTAATAAAGGTTCGTCGTAATGGTAGAGAGTGTTGGTCTGGCAACTCATTGCGCGGATCCAATCCCGTTGGTGTTGTCTTTTCAGAATTTGCACAAACTAAACACCCTCATGCATATGATGGTGTTATAGCTCCGGTCCTTACTGCAAATAAAGGCTGGGTAATGTTTATATCTACTCCTTATGGACATAACAGATTTTATGATCTCTATAAGTATGCTCGGAGCGGTGAAGATCCAACTTGGTATACAAAGCTGTTAACGGTAAACGATACGCAGCACATGGATCCCGTAGGGCTTGCAAGAGAACGAGCTCGAATGTCAGAAGAGCTCTTTATGCAGGAGTATTTCTGTTCGTTCGAGATTGCAGGTGACGGGTACTTCTATTCTAAATATATACAGCAGGCTTACTCTGAGGGACGTATTGGGTTCGTGCCGCATGACCCTACACATAACGTCCACACGGCATGGGATCTTGGATGGGCATGTCCAACGGTTATACTCTTTTATCAGATAATAGAGCAAAAAGTATGTGTTATAGACATGTATCACAAGCGAAACGAGAAGCTAGCGCACTATGTTAGCACGCTTAATATGTTTGCTAGAGAGAAAAACTACAATTACGGAGAACACTTTGTGCCCCATGACTCTAAAAAGCATAGTTTAAATGATGGACTAACTCGTATCCAGATGCTTGAGCAGTTGGGCATTAAGGTTACTCGTTTAGATCGTGGAAGGTTGACTGACGGCATAGAGGTAGTACGAAATACCTTTGCTCGTATATTTATAGATGAAAACAAATGTAGAAAATTAGTAAGCGCGTTAGAGTCTTACGCGCAGAAGAAAAACGATAAGACCGACAGGTTTATGCCTACAGATACTGAGACATGGGCAAACGACTATTGTGATGCGTTTCGTTATATGTGTATGTCGTTATCTAAAATGTCGTCCTCTGTCATGTCGACTGAAGAGTTTAATTTAAAGCGTCAAAAATTACGTTACGGAAAAGACTCATATTTCTCTCCAGTATTTAGATCTCGATAAGTTGTTTATCTCCTTTTTCAGCCTTATTGTTATCTAGATGTCGGGTGGTTTAATCGCCACCCGTTTTTTATTTTAATTTTTTTATTGTTTTACGCTTATACTGAATTTATAGAAATTTCTAAGATAGGAGTGGTTAAATGGCTTTATATCCAATGGAACAAAATATTCCATATACGGAGGACTACGCTGAGATAAAACAGCAGGCGGAGACCTTCTATAATGAAGCCTTATTGGTGAATCAGGCGTTTCACAATGAGGCTAATATAGATGCTCGCTTTAATGCTGGTGATCAGATATTAGTGAGCGAGTATTATAATATTCCTTTAAAGACGAGAAAGAACTTTTATGTTAACCGTATAAGACCGGTTACAAATTTAATTGTTGGCTACCAGCGAGCAAACAGAAAGACAATAATAGTTAAGCCTGTTGAACTTCGACATCAACAAGGTGCTGACCAATATACAAAGTTAATGTCTGCTATTTTAAGAAATGCAGACGGGTATTCTATTATATCTGAAGCGTATGAAGGGGCTGTGGTAACAGGCCTTAACCTTTTAGAGATCTATGTAGATTATTCTGATGACCCAGTTTCTGGGGACATACGTATAGAAAACTGTGCGTATAACAGTTTCTTTATAGACCCCTATTTTAGAAAAAAAGATTTATCTGATTGTAATGGAATATTAAAGCGTTCCTTTTTAGCCAAAGAAACGTGCAAAAGGTTAGTTCCGGATAAGGCAGACGAAATAGATTCGTTCTCTGGTAACTACAAAGATGACAAGTTCAACTATATGCCTGAAGCATCCCGTTTTAGGAAAGACTTGTTAGCTTATGATGAGTACTATTATCGTGACTATAGAAAGCGCGTATTACTTATAGATAAGCAAACAGAGGATAAGTTGGAGTGGCGTGGTACAGAGGCGGAACTACGCGAGCAGTTAGCTCAATATCCTGATGTTGAAGTGCAAAGAGATGAAATTCCTACTGTTAAGTTGGCGATCCTTGTTAATGGTCATGTTGTGTATAATGGTGAGAACCCGCTTGGTATAGACGATTATCCGTTCGTACCTGTTTTTGGTTATTTTGATCCTAACCTTAATGATTTTTCTTTGCGTATTCAGGGCGTTGTGCGTGCTATGCGTGATTCTCAGTTCTTGTATAACCGACGCATTATATTAGAGCAAAACTCTTTGGAGGCTCGTGCCAATGTTGGCTATATATACAAGGAAGACTCCCTTGTTGACCCTCAAGAGCCGTTAAATCCATTTGACGGTAAAATGATTAGGCTTAAAAAAGGTGCCGATATGGGCGATTTTATTACTATGGCACCACAAGATATTCCTGAGTCTCACTTCAGACTTAATGAGGTTCACGAGAAAAATTTAATGTATGTGTCGGGTGCTAATGAAGAGCTTATGGGTATGGCTGAAGACGATAAGGCAGCTATATTGGCTAAGCTCCGCCAAGGTCAAGGTCTTGTAACATTGCAGACATTATTCGATCAGCTTGATAATTCTTTGCAGAACCTTGGAGCAACTATGGTTCAGATTATACAAAATAATTATACACCTGCTAAGGTGATGCGGATTCTAGATGAAGAGCCAGTGCAGGAATTCTATGACAAGGTATTTGCGAAGTATAAAATATCTATCGAAGAAGGCTTTGATACTGCTACGCAACGTCAAGAAGAATTTCTACGTCTTATATATCTTAGAGACAAGGGTATTGAAATACCTGATGCGTCTATTATTAAGGCAGCTAGTTTGCAAAATAAAGATGAGCTTATTAATGCGATAAATGAGCAGAAGCAACAAGCACAACAAATACAAGAGCAGCAAGCTCAAATAAATGCTCAAGAGCAACAAGCTACAATGAATATGATGAATGCTCGGGCGCAGGCTGATATAGCTAACGCAAGAAAACGCGATAGTGAATCAGAAAAAGATAAATTTGATATGATAAAAGAAGCGATGGATACCAATAGACAAGAACAAAAATCTGACTTAGAGGCTATAAAAGTGCTTAAGGACTTAGAGCAATCTGATCCTGACAAGATAGACGAACTCGTGGCGCTCATGCGTATAATACAGCAGGAGCGTAAAGAGATGCATAGTGATGTAAAATCATCTGACCTTGCATCGCCAGAAGACCAGTTTATATCTGGCATACAAAGCTTGGATCCTATATCACAGGCAGAAGCGCCATTAGAGCAATCTTTCCAGGAAACAATGATGCAGCCTGACGAGCAGGGTTTAATATGATAGCTTCTCCTTTCATGGGGGTGCCCCTGTGGTGCCCCGTTGATATTTGTGTTTTAACGTTAATAACCATAGGAGTTATATTATGAAAAAGAAGTACAATTTTTCGTACTATGAGCCATTTGCTGGCTATGAAGGATCAAAAAAAGACTTGATGGCTCTTTGGAACATGTCAAAGGGTTCCGGCCACAAGATGCCTACAAAGTTTTACTCGGCTGTTGTTCCAATGGCTGGTAAAGTAGGCAAAAAGGGCAAATAATGCCTGTTGCTATACGCCCTAAAGGGATAGCCAAGCGCATATTTGAACGTGTGTTTGGTAAAAGAAAAAAAGAGAAACGTAATCGAAGTAAGTAGTACTCTTTTCTTGGGGAGGGGTAATACCCCTCCTTTATCCATATATCTTTTCTATGATCAAGTTTGATATGTCCTTGTATGACATTTTATATATAAATGCGAGTTCATTTAGTTTAGCGTTGGTTGCTTCGTCTAAGTATATAGTAATTCTTTTTTCATCAGAGTCGTTCTCTGTTTCTGGAGTATCTACTTTGCCAATGGCGTAGAATTTGTTTATAGCAGCTTCAAAGATAATTGATGTATTCATGTCGTCTAATTTATTCTGTATTTTATTAAGAAGGTTAATACTTCTATCTGTAAAGCTAATAGATCTTTTTACTTTCATTAATCACCTGCTTTTTTGTATTTATTATAAAGCAGTTCAAGTCCTTCAAGCATGATTTCATAGTCTTTTGGTATATGCTGCCATTCAGTTTTAACGCTTTTAGCTTTTAAGATATACCTAAACTGTTCTTCGTACTTATCCTTGAGCTTTGTCATCACTATTTTCATTATTTTGTCCATCCAGTAAGTCTTCTATATTGTTTACGGTTTCTATAACGCCCTCATCTTTTAGGATCTGTATGGCTTGCTTGTATTCAATAGCCACTTTTTGTAGGTTTTCGTCTTTGCTTTTTTCCATATATTTAAACGCTGGTTCTAATATGGCTAAACAGGTTGCTTTTTGTATTAGTTTTGTTCCTACATCAAGATTCTTGTTGGCGTCTGTAAGGCTTGTCATTATAACAGCTTTACTTATTATTCTGTCGAGTATGCCTTTATATTTACTTTTTGCCATCTTCTTCCTTTTTACTTACAAACCCCTCAATTGATCCACCATAGAATTCAATAGTAAATATGGTTTGTTGTAGTTGCGCTAATAATGAGTCTATGCGCCTATTTACCAGGTTTGCTTGGTCTTCTTCGCTTAATTTATCTTTCTTTGGATCATATGCTTTGCCGTCTTCTTTTACCCATTGTCCTGGTATATTGCTTAGTTTGACCTCGGCTTTTTTGTCAAAGATAAACGTTGCTTCATAGATATCGTTTTCCTTATCTATCTTTTTGGAGGAGATAAGAAGTTCTTTGTCTTTCTTTCTAAATTCTTTAAGGCTTATTTTATTTTGCATTGGTTCCTTTCTTATATTTTATTGCAATCATCGTACAATTTGTCTTTTATAGTTTGTTTACATACTTTATTTTCTGTATTGCATTCGCAACAACAGTGGTAAACTCTTTTTCGTCTAAAAATAAGGTAAAGTATAAATAAAAATATTAACGCTCCCATGTTCAATCGTTACTTTCGGCTTCTTTTCTCTCGTTTATTGATTTAGATATGTTTTTTAAGACGCGTATTGCTCTGAGTCGTTTATCGTATTCACGTTCTACTTCACTCGTTATGCGCACCACCTCTTTTAGGTCTTCTTCTCTTTGCTTCTTGTAGGCATCTCGCATTCTTGTAAAGTCGTCATCAGTCCACTCTGGTGACCTTTCCATCGCACCAATTGATAAAACAAATAGAAATGGTATTAATTTTTTCATGTTTCCCCAAAAAATATACCTGGTTACCAAAATTTAACTTATATATTCATATATAGTATGACACATAATTAAAAGTGTGTCAATTAGTTAAAAAAAGAGGGCGCTAGGCCCCCTGGTTATTTTTTGAATATGCCAGCTATTAATACTGCGATCATTGCTGTTATTTTTACTACTTTTTTAAGTATTTTCTTTGTTGATGGTAAACATTTTGCTCGTTCTCCAAATGTTGTATTAGGTTCTTCTTGTTCATATTGTATTTCTTCGATGATTTCTATGATGTCATCGACGGCTTCTGCTGCATTGTGTATCTCTATTTTTTGTTGGTTTTGTCTAGCAATAATTGGTGAGCTTAATAACATGGAGATCGCGATAACCGGTTTAAGAATTTCCATAAAAATTCCTTTCCATTTAAAGTGTTATTAACCATCATTATTATATCATATATGGGAGTATAAAATATGGAAGTTCATAAAGGTTGGATCAGATACACCGAGTTAAGGGATAAAGATGAACCTAATTTTGGTGTTGAACTTGCGGAGAAGCATAAAGATTTAGCTGATCAAACACATACCGCCAGAGATCAAGCTCGTGAAGAACTAAAAGATTTTGTAGATGAGGTTATTAAGTGTGTTGAAAATGGTAAGAAGCATTTTGATGGAGACTTTTTTGTAGAAGTCTTGTTTGTGCATGATCGAATATTACAGGGCGTTACAAAGCGCATCTTTGCTGCTCGTCGCACCTGCCCACATCCTTTCCATGATCAGGCTGCTTATAAATATCACGCCGACGATGAAAATATAGAGTTTATGT